ATTGATCTTTCAGGAACTCCTTTGAATGAAAGTATTATCGCCCTAAAGACCATTATTCCAAACTACATTAAAAACAATAAACTTCAGAAACTCAGTGTTTGTATTCTTACAGATGGCGAATCAAACGGTATCACCCATGATGTTGATATGAACAGTGTTCGTGGCGTTGATTACATTGGAAGAAATGCTGTTAATGGTAACTGCTGCCTTCGGGATCGTAAACTTGGAAAAATCTATCGTCGTTGTGATGGTCAAGTAAAAGACAATCTGACAACCATTCTTCTAGAGAATCTCAAAGACAACTTTCCTAATGTTAATTTAATTGGATTCCGAATTGCTTCTGGAAGTGAGTTTGGATATGTCTATCGCCATACACAGTCTTACAATTATATTGATGATGTAATGAAGAAGTGGCGGAAACAAAAATCTTGGGAGTTTAATGAAAATGTTGGGTATGATTCTCTCTATGTTATTTCTCAGACATCTCTTTCCTGTGATACTGAGTTTGGAATAGAATCTGGTGCCAAGACTTCTGACATTAAAAAAGCATTCAAGAACATGCTTAAGAACAAAACTGTAAATAAAAAGATTCTTACTTCTTTTGCCACGCTAGTTTCGTGACACTTCACTAACTGTCCACCCCATCCCTCTTTGGGGTGGCAATGCCTCTATACTAAGTACATCAACGAAATGACCCCAATGCCCCGTAAATCTGAAGTCACTACTGAGCAACTGACTTCTTATCTGTCCGAGCACTTTGGAGATGATATCAACACTCAAATGGTTCAAGTTGCTTGTGACAATTTTAACATTACCTATGCTACTGCTACAAAACGTCTTCGTAATTTTTATGTGAAACGTGGTGTTTGGAATCTTACTGTACAGGAGAAATTGGAAAACTCTTATAAAGCTCCTGCTGCTGTTCCTGCTCGGGAAGATGGTGACCTTATTCCTTCTAAAGATTCTACTTTTGTCCCGTTCGGGAATTTTTCAGATGTGAAGAAGATTCTTTCCTCCAAGATCTTCTACCCTGTTTTCATCACTGGTCTGTCTGGTAACGGTAAGACTTTCTCAGTTGAGCAAGCATGTGCTCAACTGAAGCGTGAATTGATTCGTGTGAACATCACAATCGAGACTGATGAAGATGATCTGATTGGTGGTTTCCGTCTGGTAGATGGTTCTACGGTGTGGCACAATGGACCTGTAATTGAAGCACTGGAACGAGGTGCTGTACTTTTGCTTGATGAGATTGACCTAGCATCTAACAAGATCCTGTGTCTTCAATCTATTCTGGAAGGTAAGGGTGTCTTCTTGAAGAAGACTGGTCGGTATGTAAAACCTGCTCCTGGTTTTACTGTTGTCGCCACTGCTAATACTAAAGGTAAAGGTTCCGACGATGGTCGCTTTATTGGAACCAATGTTCTTAACGAAGCATTCCTTGAGCGTTTTGCTCTAACTTTTGAGCAAGATTATCCTTCTACTAAAACCGAGCAAAAAATTCTTGAAGGTATCTCTCTTGATTATGGTGTGAATGATCGAGAGTTCTGTGAGAAGCTTGCCTCTTGGGCAGACATTATCCGTAAAACTTTTAAGGATGGTGGTATCGATGAGGTTATTTCCACTCGTCGCTTGGTTCACATCATTCGTGCCTATGCTATTTTTGGCAAACGTATGAAGGCAATTGAAGTTTGTGTTAATCGTTTTGATGACGAGACTAAGCAAGTCTTCTTGGACCTGTACACTAAAATCGATGCTAATGCCGAGGAGGTTCCTGATGCTCCCTTCTGAAGAATTCCACGGTCACCGTGGCAGGATTGCCGTCCTCAAAGACGGCCGATCCGTTAAAATTGTTGGTGGTGAGGGACTCAAATTATTCGTCAAAGATGTTGACGGAAATCTGTTTGAGTGCTATCATGATCAATTGGAAACCATCTTTTCTGAATGATATTATGAATTGGAAGTACAATGAAGAAAACCTCTTGAACGAGGTTCGTGATTATATTGGTTCCACGTACAACCAGCATTATTCTGCTGGAGATAACAAGATCCAAACTCTAGATTTGATTGAGTCTGTTGGTGATGGTGAACCTTTTACTCGATCAAATGCTATCAAATACTTGTCTCGATATGACAAGAAGGGCACTGCTCGTGGTGATATTCTCAAAGCAATTCACTACTGTCTACTCCTTCTTTATTTTTCTGACAAGTCCAAACAAACCGAGGAATACAATCGATGAGTCAACTTACGCTATCTCCACAAACCAACTCTGTTCTTAAGAACTTTTCGACAATCAATAGTTCTATTATGATTCGTCAGGGAAGCGTACTGAAGACGATTAGTGTTGGTGAGAACATGATTGCTCAGTACACTTGTCCAGAAGAATTTCCTCTCACGTTTGGAATTTATGACCTTAGTCAATTCCTTATGGGTTTGAGTCTCTTTCAAAATCCTGTGCTGAATTTTGAGAATAGTGATTATGTTACTATTCGTGGTGGCAATCGTAATGCCAAATACTACTTTAGTGATCCTGAAATTACTCTAAAGTCCGCTCCAGAACGTGACGTTAAGTTTCCTGGTGCCGACATGGAGTTCTCTATGTCTTCCGAAGATCTTGTTCAACTTCAGAAAGCATCTGGTGTTTATGGATTGGAAGATCTTTCTTTTGTTTCTACAGAAGATGGAACTATCACTCTTAACCTTTGTGATAAAGAGAATGATACTGGTAATGCTTACACTCAGGAAATTCGTGGCACCTCTACTGGGAAGTACGAACTTTTCTTGAAGGTCGAGAATCTTAAGTTGTATCCTGGTGATTACAATGTTAAAGTGTCTAGTAAGTTGATTACTGAGTGGAAGCACCAGCAAATTGACCTTGTTTATTATATTGCTCTTGAACCTTGATGAATAAGAAATTTTTGTGGGTGGAAGAATATCGTCCTCATACTCTTGAGGATTGTATTCTTCCAGTGAATATTAAAAACTCGTTCAAAGGATTTATTGAACAGAAAGAGATCCCTAATCTTCTCCTTTGTGGTTCTGCTGGTGTGGGAAAGACCACAGTTGCAAAGGCGGTATGTGATGAGATCGGAGCGTCCTACATTGTCATTAACGGTTCGGATGAGGGACGCTTCCTAGACACAGTGAGGAACAAGGTCAGGCAGTTCGCTACGACCGTCTCATTGACCTCTAGCGCCGCTCACAAGGTCGTTATCATCGATGAGGCAGACAACACCACTACGGACGTTCAACTGTCTCTCAGGACCGCTGTGGAGGAGTTTCACACCAACTGTAGATTCATCTTTACTTGTAATTTTCCTAACAAGATCATTGACCCCTTACACTCTCGGTGTACGGTTATTGATTTTAAGATCAACAGTGAGGAGTCTGTACAGTTACAAGGTCAGTTCTTTACTCGTTTGAAAGAGATTCTAGATGAACAAAAAGTTTCTTATGAGGACAAAGTTTTAGCAAAAGTTGTCAAACGTTACTATCCAGATTGGCGACGATTGATCAATGAGTGTCAGCGTTTTGCTGCTTCTGGCGGTATTAGTTCTGCTATTCTAGTTGATGTTGCTGACATTAACTTAGACTCTCTAATTTCTTCTATGAAGAATCGAGAGTTTACAGTCGTTCGTAAATGGGTAGTAGATAACATTAACAATGACCCTACAATGGTGATGAGGAAACTCTATGATGTTCTCTATGATCATCTCAAGAGTGCTTCTATTCCAGAAGCAGTTTTGATTATCGCTAAGTACCAGTATCAGATTGCTTTTGTTGCTGACCAGGAAATTAACTTGTTAGCATGTCTTACTGAAATTATGATGAGTTGTGAATTCAAATGAAAAGAAGTCATAAAGGACGTGGAACTCCCCGCCGCTTAGTCCCCTGTATGCCACCACTTTTGGAAGAAGAATCAAAAAATTATTCTTCTTCTGATGGGAGGACAATGTACGCTGGAGCAGCATGTGAAAATCTTGTCAAGACTTATTTCCTTACATCTGGAATCAATGTATCTACACCAGAAGTTGATCCTGGAGTAGATATGCTAATTGAAAAACCACATGGGTGGATTCGTGGACAAGTAAAAAAAGTTGTGTATCAAAACAAACTTGATTATACCCATAAGAAAAATTATGGTGGAGAAATCTATCGCTCTAGATTTAACTTCAACTTCCAGGGTGCCGCCGCTGGTGGTAGAGCTCAAAAAGGTCCCAAAGACTTTGATTATTTTTATCACGTGCTTCTTACTCCGTATCGTCAATTAATTTGGGAAACTCCTGTTGACGTAATTCCTGTACGAAATGATGGAACTTTTATTCATGGAAAAAATCCAGTTCTAGATAGAGATAATTTTATTAGGAGAAAAGCAGATATTGACTTTAATCAGTATCTAATTTATAGTAAATATGATTCTATTATTTTTGAAAAATTTCCTAAATTTTTCTTGAAAAAAGAACCTAACAATCTAAACAAATTTTTTGAAGGTGGAGAAGATGATCAGTAAAGCAGAACTTATGCACCATCGCCTTCAGGCATGGTTGAGAGAAAATCGAAGTGATGATGTCGAGTATCTTGGATATAAACCAGATGTTCTTGGCGAGATGAATCACTGGTATCGCTTTGGTGAACATGAAGTAACTGTTGATTGTGTTGAGGACATTGATCTTGTTAAACGTGGTTAATAAAGTTAAAACTACCCCTGAAAATGTAGCAGAAGCACACGAAGCATTGTTTCGTGCTACAATGAATCTTCCTGCTGCCGCCGCCCATTGTGGCATGACTCAGAAGGAAATTAAACAAACTTTTCGTGAATACCTTAAATATCATGCCCCAGACTTTGAAATCACTGAAGACTCCCCTACGTTATCCTGGGGGGAAAAGTAGAGCAGTTAGTAAACTGTTTCAATATATTCCAGATCTAACAGGTTATCACGAATATCGTGAACCTTTTCTTGGTGGAGGATCTGTAGCACTTGAAGTTACTAAGCGTTATCCTGGTATTCAGATCTGGGTGAATGATCTTTATAATCCTCTCTATAATTTCTGGTCCATCCTTCGTGATGAATCACAGGAATTATATGAAGTTCTGAAAGGATATAAAGAAGATTATGGCACTCCAGATCTTGCTCGTGGGTTGTTTAATTTTATGAAGCATGACCTCAACAATGAAGATACGGAAGATTTCTATCGAGCAGTTGCTTTCTATATCATCAACAAGTGTTCTTTCTCTGGTCTGACTGAGAGTTCTTCTTTCTCACCACAAGCAAGCGTCAGTAATTTCTCCATGAATGGTATTGAAAAGATTCCTGAGTATGGCAAGATGATCAAAGATTGGTATATAACTAATTGGTCATATGAAGATTTGCTGACGGACAAGAAAGATGTATTTGTTTATCTTGATCCTCCTTATGATATTAAGGACAACCTCTATGGGCGTAAGGGATCAATGCACAAAGGATTTGATCACGATAAGTTTGCTGCTGAT